ATAGCTGCTGTTGCTGCTAAGTTAGGGACAGTTAATAAAGATGCAGCTGTAAAAGGATTTTCTCTTATAGCCATACCTAATCTTTTAGGATCTTTTAAAGCTTCAAATAATCCTAATTTATCTGGCACCGTTTTCTTGGCTGTTTCAGTTACCACCGTTCCATCAGGTCTAACTTTTGTTACACCTTTTCCAACTTTATCAGGATCAATTATTTTTTTTGTTGTGTCTCTAAATCTACCACTAGTAAATAATCTCATAGGGTTTAATCTTGGAAGAATTCCTGCACCTTGTGCAACTGGTCTAAGCATGCTACCTGCTCTTAAACCTTGAAATATAAGTGGTAAAGCTGCTAAGGGTCCAGCGTACCCTGGTCTACTACCATCTTCATTCGGTTGAACTAGTTGTTGTGGCTGTTTCATACCATCCATGATCCCTTCTTTGATAGGACCACCTGATCTAAACATTGGTCTTTTTAATGGCTTCATTAGTTTCCGTATAGTTTACCAAAGATACCAGCAAGACCTGTAGCTGTGCTTAACGCTGAAGCGAGAGGACTTGCACCACCCATCGGTAGTTGTGGAGCGACTCCACCAAATCCTGATAATCCACTTAAACCAGCTCCGTATTGTTGTAATCTTTGTTGTGGTTCAAATGCTGCTGTTCTAGCTGCCGCTTGATCAGCTGCTAATTGTGATTGTGTTAATCCTTGTCTGAATGCACCAAGGTTTCCTAGTGCAGCAACGTCTTGACCCATAGATCCTCTTTGGAAATTAGATAGTCCCATCTGTTGCGCAGCTAAATTACCTTGGTTAGCAAATGCTTGTTGTGCTAAATTTTGTGCTTGTGTAAATCCTTGTTGTTGTAATTGTGCAAGTAAGCTAGCTCTGTTTCTTAAGTTACCGGCTTCAAACTCACCCAGTG